GTGCGTACCGACATGGTCGTTCTCGTGCGAGCACTTGGCAGCACGCGGCACGAAGTCGGGGAGCTGCGGACGCAGGTCGAGCAGCTGCGCATCGACGTCGACCAGTTGATGCGAGGGTCAGGTGGCGGTACGGAAGAGCGGGCCGCGGGCCGGCAAGGCGATCCATAAGCCGCACAAAGAGATCAACGTCGCGACATTAGCCCGCGGCTACACCGAGCTGGCGGTCAGGACGCTCGGCGGCATCGCACAGAACGGCACAAGCGAAAGCGCGCGGGTGGCCGCCTGCATGGTCCTGCTTGACCGCGGCTGGGGCAAGGCCGCGCCAGCCCGCCCCGCCGACGCCAGCCAAATGCCCATGATCGTCGAGATCGTTTACCGGCAGCGCGAGCCGCGCCCCGTGCTGGAGCTAACTTCGAATGGATCAGCCTCGCCTGCAGCTCCCTCATAACTGGACGGAACGACCGTACCAGGAGCCGCTGTGGGATTACCTCATGAGCGGCGGCAAGCGCGCGATGGCGGTGTGGCACCGGCGTGCGGGCAAGGACGAGGTCGCGATGCACTTCTGCGCAGTCGCGATGCATCGTGGCAAGGGCAAGGGAATTAACGCGTGGCACTGCCTGCCCGAGTACGCTCAGGGGCGTAAGGCAATCTGGTCGGCAGTCAACCCCCACACCGGAAAGCGCCGCATCGACGAGGCGTTTCCTCCGGAGCTGCGTGAGACGACGAATGACAACGAGATGTTCATTCGCTTCCACGGCAACGGAAGTACGTGGCAGATCATCGGCTCAGACAAATATGACTCCACGGTCGGCGCGAGTCCGGCGCTGATCACCTACTCCGAGTACGCGCTCTCCAACCCGTCGGCGTGGGCCTACCACCGGCCGATGCTGCAGGAGAACAACGGCACCGCGATTTTCATCACGACACCGCGCGGCAGAAATCACGCCTACGACCTGGCGCAGTACGCCGCCAAGACCAAGGGCTGGTTTTATCAATCCCTCACCGCGCGCGACACCGGCGTTCTGAACGAACAGCAACTAACCGAAGCGCTGGAGGAGTATCAGGCGCTTTATGGTTTGGATGTCGGCAGGGCGCAGTTCGAGAGCGAGTATCTGGTGTCTTGGAACGCGGCCGTGCTCGGCGCCTTCTACGCGCACGAGATGACGGCGGTGCGCAACGAGGGCCGCGTCACCGATCAGTTCCAGGTGCCGCCTGGCCAAGAGGTGCATCGCGCCTGGGACCTGGGCGTCACCGACGATACCTCGATCTGGTGGTTCACGCCGGCCGGCAACGGTCAGCTGCTGATCCTCGATTGCTACTGCGCCTCTGGCGTTGGGCTCGAGCACTATCGCGATGTGATCGAGCAGCGCCAGCAGGAGCATGGCTGGCGTCACGGCGTCGACTACGTCCCGCATGACGCCAAGATCAAAGAATGGGGCTCTGGCCGCACCCGCGTCGAGACCATGCAGAGCATGGGCCTGCGCCCCGTGCTGGTGCGGCACGCCACTGTCGAGGACGGCATCAACGCGGCGCGCCAAACGCTGCCGCTCTGTGTCTTCCACCCGCGCTGTGAGCTGAGCGGCCTCAATGCGCTCGAGCTCTATCGCCGCGAATGGAACGACGAGAAAAAATGCTTCCGCCAGAGCGCGCTGCACGACTGGACGTCACACGCCTGCGATGCCTTCCGCTATCTGGCGATGGCCTGGCGTCCGAGACTGCGCCTCACGCCGAAGCCGAGCCGAGAGCCCACAGGCTTGATCATTCCGCCGCCGCGTGAGCCGCGCGCTGGGGAGATGTGGCTATGACCGACAAGCCCGTCGCCGACGACATTCGCCACGATGATGCGGAATATAACCCGCAGCTCGAGCCGACGAAATCGTTGGCCTGGCTCAACCTGCTCAAGGAAAGCGAAGACGCGTTCGAAAAATGGAACGACCACTGCGACCGCATCGACAAGCAGTATGCGAACCTCGAGCGCCTCGCCCAGATGGGGCGTGACAAAGAATTTCAGATGTTCTGGGCGAATATGGAGGTCGTTAAGCCCGCGATCTACGCGCAGGCGCCGATCCCGGTGGTGGTCCCGAAATTCAAAGATCGCCGGCCGGTCGTACAGCAGGCGAGCGAGGTACTCGAGCGTTGCGCCACCGTGGCGTTCGATCTCGCCTACATCAACGAAACGATGCTGCAGGTGCGCGACGACCTGGCGCTCATCAGCCGCGGTGTGGTGTGGTGCCGCTACGAGAGCGGCAAGGATACCAAGAGCTACTACGCCAGCGAGCGGGTCTGCTTCGACGTCAAGCAGCGCCGCGACTTTTTGCACAGCATCTCGCGCTCGTGGCCCGAGGTGACGTGGGTCGCAGCCGCGAGCTACCTGACGCGTGCAGAAGCCCGCGAGCGGTTCTACCAGTACTCTGGCGACGCCTATCAGACCGCCGAATACAAGGTCGACCGCGACGCCAAAGAGGTCGGCGGCGCCGACAACCGCGAGCGCGCGTGTTTCTGGGAAATCTGGGACCGGCCCTCGAGGCGCGTGGTGTGGGTCTCGGAAGGCTGCGAAGACATCCTCGACGAGGACGACCCGCACCTCGACCTGCAGGGCTACTTTCCCTGCCCGAAGCCGGCCTACGGCAGCTGTCAGCGCGGCTCGCTGATTCCAGTGCCCGACGTGCTGCAGTACAAGGACCAGCTCGAGGAGATTAACAAGCTCACCGGCAAAATCCACGCGCTCTCCGACGTGCTCGAGGCCAAGGGGTTTTACCCATCTGGTGACGCTGAGAAGACCGAGGCGGTCGAGGCCGCGATCAAGATGAAAACGCCTGGTCGCGTGCTGGTGCCGATTGCCAACTGGGCGACATTTGGCGGCACCAAGGAGATCATTGTCTGGCTGCCGATCGACATGATCGCTGAGGTGATCAAGACGTGCATGGACCTGCGCACCCAGGTCATCAACGACATTTACCAGATCGTTGGATTAAGCGACATCATGCGGGGCTCGACCGACCCGCGCGAGACTTACGGCGCGCAGTCGCTCAAATCTTCGTATGGCTCGAGCCGTGTGCGCGACAAGCAGAACGAGCTGGCGCGGATCGCGCGCGACCTCGTCTGCATCACCGGTGATATCATCTGTGAAAAATTCAAAGACGCTACCATCGTCGAAATGTCACAGACGCAATTGCCGACGAAGCAGATGCAGCAGCGGGCCGTAGGGCTGATCCAACAGCAGATCGCCCAACAGACGCAAGCGCTCCAGCAGGCGCGGAATACGCCGCAAGCCCAGCAGCTCGCGCAAAGCAATCCCGACCAGGCCAATCAAATGCTGGCGCAGGCCCAGAAGCAAATTCAGAGCGGGCAGGACACCATCACCAAGATCGGTCAGCGCCCCAACATCGATCAGGTGCTCACGTTCCTGCACGACTATCGCTTGCGCTCATTTGTTTTGGACATCGAGACCGACAGCACCATCATCGTGGACGAGCAGGCCGAGAAGGCAAGCCGCGCCGAGTTCATGGGGATGCTCGCGCAATTGATCCCGCAACTCGTCCAAATGCTGACGGCGATCCCGCAGACCGGCGACTTCTGCGGCCAGGTGCTCAAATTCGCCACCGCGCCATATCGCGCCGGCCGCTCGCTCGATGGAGCCATCGACGACCTGATCCAGATGATGGCGGCGAAGGCCGACGAGCCGCGCGGCGACGACCCCACCACCGCCACCAACAAGACCGCCATCCAGATCGAGCAGATGAAGCAGCAGCGCCAGGCCGAGAAGGACAAGGCCGATACCGCGCTCAAGCAGCAAGAGCTGCAGATGCGCGACAACTGGGAGAAGCTCAAGCTCGCGAACAGTCAGCGGCTCGAGGGCATGAAGTTGCAAGGCAAGCAAGGCGATAACGCCGCCAAAGCCTTCCAGGCCGACCAGCAGGCCGCGCACGAACAGGAGCAGCACCAGGCCGATATGATGGAGCGCGCTGCCGACTTCCGTATCAATCAGCAAGAAGCGGGCATGCGGCAACAGGAGTCGCAGGCGCGGCAGAGCGACATGCAGGCACGGCAGCGTGAAAGAATGGCAGCGCAGCAGTTCCGCCAAACGCAGGCAGCGCAACGTACAGCCCCGCCTGAAATTATCTGAACACAGGAGGAGTAAACCATGGCCCAGAGCGCGATAACTTGCACGCCCCCGAACCCGACGCCGCCGACGAACTTTAGCTGCACCGGAGCAACGCCGCCTAATCCCCCAAATTACACGAAGAACTCCTATCTCAACCCGTTCAACATGTCGGCGGTCAACAGTCCGGTGATCTACACGGATGGGCGACCGGTGCAGACCATCCCCGGTGTCGGGGTGAACCAGAGCCCGCCGCCGTATTTCGATGACGGCACTGGCGGGGCGCGCGGGACGTTTGCCACCAACACCGCGGCGCTGGCGTCGGGCACCGGCGCGACGTCCGGCGGCACCGAGAACAGCTATCCTGGCACCGATACGGCGCCGTTTGACACGCCGAATATGATCGGTGCGGTTCCGGCCTCGACCAGCGTGGCGCACGAGGGCGCCGGCACCGAGACCCAGACCTGGGGGCCGAGCACGGGTGCGAACCTGACAGGGTACAATGCCGCGGTTTTGGTGCCTGGGATGCTCGCGACCTACATCCCCAACAGCCCTGGCACGGCATGGGCGGAAGGCGCCGCTGGCGGTCCGCCGGTGATGGTGAGCGATCTCGGCGCCTACTCGTGGATCACGACCGGCGGCCCCAACGGGCAGCACGCCTCGAGCCTGTCGCCGGTGACCAACCCGACCATCAGCGCGACGCCGGCGACGGCGCTAAGCCCGTCGACAATCGCGTCGGGCACCAACACATTCGCGCTGACGGTGACCGGCGTCGGCTTCACCAAGCAGTCGGTGGTCTACATCAATGGCATCCCGCAGACGACCGTGTTTGTGTCGTCCACAAGCCTGACGGTGGCAGCGGCGCTCAAGAAGGCCACTGCCGGCACGCTGCCGGTGACGGTAGTGACTGGCGGCGTGGTGGTCACCACCAATGCTCCTAACATGACGTATACGTGAAAGGGCCAGCATGGTCGCCGAAAGCATCAACGAGCCGCGGGGATCGGGCGCGAACCCCTACCAGGTCACGCCATCGCTCACCAGTATTTCACCAGCATCGACGCCAGCCGGTGGGGCGCCCCTGCGATTGACTGCGACGGGAACCAACTTTCTGAAGCAGAGCGTCATCAGCGTCAACGGCGTCAAATACCCGACGACGTTTGCCTCCGGAAGTTCGATCAACGCGATGGTAAAGCCTGGTTCAACGGCGGGGACGTGGCCGGTCTGCGTGCTCACTCCCGTGACCGCGGCAACGATTTCGACGCAGACCGTCCCGTGGACATTCACCTGATAGCGGACCTAGAGGAGGCAACTATGGTGCAATCAATCAACGAGCCGCAAACGCCTGGCTTCGACCAGATTGCCGGCGCGGTCAAACCGACCATCACGGCGATCACGCCTGACACCTGCGCGATCGGCGACGCTGACTTCACGCTCGACATCACCGGCACCGAGTTCGGTCCGGACACCATCATCTACTTCGCCGGCCACGACGAGCCCACCGAGTTCGATGGTGCCGACACGGTGTCGACTGGGGTCAAGCCGTCGTTGTGGGGTTCGCCGGCCACTGTGAAGGTCTACGTGCATAACGGCACGCTGCACAGTGATCCGGTGGACTTCACCTTTACCGAAGCCGCTGGCGGCACGCGCTCCGGCAAGAAGCAAGCCGCAGTCGTTTTGCACGAGCTCGAGCCCGATCATGCACCGGTTGGCACTGGCGCCGACTTTCACTTGCGGGTCATTGGCGAGGGCTTCGACGAGACTTGCAAGATCGTCTTTGACGACGAGGAACTGCCGACACGGTGTGAGACCGACAAGACCCTGGTGGCGTGGGCGCCGACCGCCAAGATGCCTGGTGAGGTCGACGTCGAGGTCAGCCGCGGCGACGACATGAGCGAGGTTTTGACGTTCGAGTTTGTCGCCAAGAACGCCACCCGCCGCGGCAAGACCGAGCGCAAGGCAGCAAAGGACACGCCGGCGCACAAGCGCGCCAAGAAGGGGTAGCGCAATGGTTGGCAACGGGACGACGGCGCACCTCAACACAGGTGACGAAGACTATGAGTATCGCGTCCAGCACCTGATCATGGGGGCCAACTACGCGGCCGGCCCGATCGCAGCCCTGAACAAGGCGGGCGAGGCCCTGCACGAGGCCGCGACGGTGTTCGAGGGCACGGCCCTGGCCTTGACCAAGATCGGCAGCGACACCGCGCGCGCCCTGAGCGACACGGTCGTTATAAAACGGCACCTGAAGGCGATCACCGAACGCGAGCAAGTTCTGCGGCGCGAGCTGGATGCGATCAAGGCCCAGTTGCGCAAGCGTGCTCCCCGCAAGGGCAAACCAAAGACCCGCAAGGCACGGAAGCCCAAATGACTTTGGTCGAGATCGAGCCAGGACGTTTTCGCTTCCTGCGGCCGTCGCTGCCGCCGGCTCGCTCCGACCTGCCTTGCCCGCACATCATCTCCGACATCATGCCCGAGACCGAGCAGGTCGATGGCAAGTGGTACACCTCCAAGCGCGCGTTCCGCGCCGTCGGCCGTGCGCTGGGGCTGACCGAAGTGGGCGACCAAAAATTCAAGCCGAAACAGCGCGCCAGCGCCGATCCGAACGTCAAAAAGGCGCGGCGCGAAGCACTGCAGCGGGCCCTTGCCCGCAGCGATGCTAAACCGACTAGGAGACGCTAAAATGTCCGACACCAATGTCGCAACCGCCGCAGCGCCGGCTGCCGCGCCCTCCGAAGCGGTCATCGATCAGAGCCCAGTGGCGCGACCGAACCCAGTCGGGTCGCAGGCACCGCAGAAGCCAGTCGGTGACATCGAGGGCTCACCGCACCGCACCGAGAGCCGGCGCGACACGATCTCGCGGGCGTTCCAGCGCGCCAACGAGCGGGCAGGGATGGGCCACAACAACCCCCCTGAGCCGATGGCGAAGGAGCGCACGCCGCCACCACGTACGCAGCGCGCCGAGCCAAAGACTGAGAAAACTGGAGCGCCTGCGGCGGATGAGAAGTTCGATCTGAAAAAGCGGCCAGCGGACCAGCAGCCTCGCGACCAGGGCCGTTTTGCGCCCCGAGAGCGACCTCCTGGTGAGCGCGGGCAGCAACAGCGGCAGCCAAGCGCGGCAGGCCAGACCCCGCCCGCACAACAATTGCCGAGCCATGCGCCCTACCATCAACCGCCTTCGCAGCGCGGATGGTCACAGGCAGCGCGCAACGACTGGGCCACGACACCCGAGAGCGTACGCGCCGACGTGCATCGCATGCACAAGGAGTTCATGGGCGCCCAGCAGTCGGCGCAGGCCGACCGCCAGGAGATGGACACGCTGCGCCCTTATCAACAGCTCGCGAAGCAGGGCAACACCACGATCGCGAAAGCGCTCGAGAACTATCTCGGCATCGAGCGGATGCTGACCGAAGATCCGATCGCGGGACTGAGCAAGATCGTCGATAATCTCAACCGGCAGACCAGCGATGGTCGGAGGCTCACGCTGCGCGACATCGCGCACTACCTGGCCACACAATCACCCGAAGGTCACCAATTGTTGCAGGCACGCAACCAGCAGCAGGTGCAGCAGCACCAGATGGGGCAATTGTACCAGAGCGTCAATCAGCTTGCGCGCCAGCAGGAACAGCTGATATACGGGCTGCGCTACAACAACACGCGTGGAGCGGTCGACCGGTTCGCCGAGACCCACCCGCGGATTGATGAGCTAGGCGACGACATCAAGCGAGAGTTGGGCTTCGGCTTCAAGTTGAACGAAGCCTACAGACGGGCCGCGTTGTTACGACCGGCCGCACAAGCGGATCAGACCCGCACCACATCGGCTCAGACCCGAAGCGTTGACCGATCTATTTCTGGCGCACCCGCAGGTCCTACGAACGGATCTGGGCGACGCCCGAAAGCATCGGCCTCAGTTCGTGAAGCTGTCGCGAACGCGCAGAAGCGCGTGAACGGCTCGATCTGAACCCTTTGGGCCCGTCTGGCTGAGCGTTGCACGCCGCCATGACGCGGCGGGAGCAATGCTATGCCGAATATCAACACCAACGTCGCCTACCAACAGATCCTCTCCATGGCGCTCGAGGACCGCTCGAGCTCCTACCAGGACCTCGTGAGCAACAACAACGCACTGCTCGCGGTGATGCGCAGAAAAGGCCAGTGGCAAACCTACTCTGGACCGCGCATCCGACAAACCCTGCAGATCGGTAAGCAATCCGCGCAGTGGTATTCCGGCTACGATCAGCTGGTCAATCCTGCCATCGACCTGTTCAACGATGCCTACTACGACCCGAAAATGGTCGTCGTGCCGGTGATACTTTCAATGCAGGAAATCCTCAACAACGAAGGTGAGTCTCAGCTGCTCGACGTCTATGACACCTACATCACCGCCGCCGAGAACGCGCTCGAGGACACGATGGACGCGGCCATCTACTCCGACGGCACCGCCAACGGCGGCAAGCAGGTGACCGGACTCGCAACCGCGATCCCGATCGTCAACACCAGCGGCACCTACGGCGGCATCGACCGCGGCTCCGCCATCATCTGGCGCACCCAGACGTTCGACGCACAGACGTACAACACCGTCATCGGCACGCAGGTCAACGCGACCACCGTGCGGCCATTCCTGAACGCGATCATGACGCGGCAAAGCCGTGGCCGCGACTACGCCGATCTCTTGATCATGTCGCCGGAACACTACGCGGCCTACGACGCAGCGACTGTGCTGATCCAGCGCCAGACCAACGAGACGAGCCTGGGCAAGCTCGGCTTCAGCGCACTGGAATACATCGGTGGCGGCAAGCGAGCCGAGATCGTGCTCGACGGCGGCATCGGCTCGAACATGCCGGCGAACACCACCTTCGGCATCAACACCGACAGTTTGCGGCTGCGCTACCACCCCAACCGCAACTTCGACAAGCTGTTCGACGGCGACGGCCAGATGCCGATTGATAAGGACGCGGTGGCGCAATTCATAGGTTGGATGGGAGAACTGACCATGACAAATCCACTGTTTAATTGGCGGTTCTACGACAGCAATCCAGCGGCTTGACCTAGCATCTGTCTAAAACCCCAACGTAAGGAGAGCACGATGGCAAAAAAGCCGAAGCCCAGCCGGAAAGGCGGCAAGGGCTGCTAACCAGCAGCAGGTAGCGGGCGCGGTCCTGGTACAGCCGCGTCCGCTCTCCGATTACTCCTTCAAAGAGAGAGCATCTATGGCACTCAACAAACGCCCGACCGGAACCGACGACGACCTAGTGGCAATCTTCAAGCACATCGCTGTCCCCAACGAGGGGAAGTCGAAAGCAGCAGGCCGCCTGATCTGTGACGACGTCGAGATCTGCGAAATTCGCACTCCAGGGCGAACCGACATCAAGCACTTTCCAGCCACCGAGTTTTCCCACTGGAAAGATGACCAGTTCACCGGCGCACAGCTGAAGGTGACTTACGCCGAGCGTTTTCCGCGCCAGTACCTGCAGTTCAAGCAGCAGGCGGCGCAAACCAAGAGCGGAACGCTACTCGAACGCGTGCCGTTCCTGTCCGAAGGTCGCCGCGCCGAGCTGCGCGCGCTGAACGTGTACACGGTCGAGCAGCTCGCGCACATCGACGGCCAGGAGCTCAAGAATTTGGGGCCAGGCGGTCGCGACTGGAAAAACCAGGCGATCGACTTCATCGAAGAGGCCAAGGCGCTGGTGCCCAACATCGCAATGCAGACCGAGCTCGAGGCGCTGCGCGCTCGCACGCAGGCGCTCGAGGCCGACAACGAAGTGCTGAAAGCCAAGCGCGACGACGGCGACGGCTCGCAGTTCGATGAAATGTCGAACCTGCAAATCAAGGACTTCATCTTCAAGGAGACCGGCACGCGCCCGATCGGCAATCCGTCGCGCAAGACGCTGCTGCAATTGGCCAACACGATCGCCAGTAAGCAACCCACTCCGGACCTGATGCCAGCATGACGGTTTTGTCGGTCGTCAAAGATGTCTGCGCCTTCGTCGGCGTGCATGTGCCGACCTCATTGTTCGGCAGTGTCACCGACGCGCGCACGCAACTTGAGCTGCGTGGCGTGGTCAACGAGATGGCGCAACGCATTGCCGGCGATAGCCGTGAATGGCAGCGGCTGATTGCGCGGCAGGTCTTTACTGGTGACGGTATTATCACGCCGCCGTCGCAGGTTATCGCCGGCACTGAAGCGTTCCCCATGCCGGCCAACTACAAGCGCATGCTGGTGGACGGCAACGTCTGGCGATCGACCAGCGCCATCCAACCGATGCTGTTCATCTCCAGTGCCGACGAGTGGCTGCAGCGGCGCGCGCGCGGCTACATGCATGCCTGGGGCGAGTGGATGCTTCAAGGCGGCGACATGCACATCTGGCCGATCATGGACGTCGGCGTCACCGCGACCTTCAACTATATCGACAAGAACTGCGTCACGCTCACCAGCGGCGGCTTCGGCGATACCTTCATGGCGGACACCGACAGTTTCCGTCTCGACGAACGCCTGCTCAAGCTCGGCATGATCTGGCAGTGGAAGGCGCTCAAGGGCTCGCCGTATGCGGAGGATATGGCGACGTTCATGGACGCGCTCACCCGCGCGTCGGGGGCGGACAAGCCCGCGCCGATCCTGATCGACCGGCTGCCCAGTTCGGTGATGACGGCTTACCCCTACCCGACACCGTCGTCGTCGAATTGGAGCTGGCCGTTGTCATGAGCAATCCCTAATGCCCTACGCCCTGCACCGCAGAATTCCGGTACCGCAGCAGTACGAGCAATCGCTGCGGACGACGACATTCCCTGCGCCGACGCGCGGCATCGTGCAGAGCGAGAACGAGTCCTACATGCAGCCTGGCGGCGCCAACATTCAGGACAATTGGGCGCCGACCATGCGCGGCGTCAAGCTGCGCGGCGGCACCGTGCGCTATTGCGACCTGCATGCGCTTGACGCAACGGTACCGCCAGTGCCCTCCGCATTGCGCCAGCCGGTCATCAGCGCGTTCAACTACGTGAGCGGCACCGCAGAAAAGATGTTCGCGGCGCAGACGACCAAGCTCTTTGATGTGACGCTGACGACGCCGGTGCTGGTGAAAAGCGGACAGACCAGCGGCAACTACGCCGCCGCGCAAATGTCCAATGCAGCCGGCGACTGGCTGATCGCCTGCAACGAGAGTGGCGACCACCCGCTGCGCTTCAATGGCACCAGCTGGGTTACCCTCGACGGGGTCAATCCGACGCCTGGTGATGGTGCCTCGCAGATCACCGGTCCTGCTGGCGTGCCGCCGCCGCTGTTGTCCTACGTCTGGAAATACCGCAATCGGTTGTTCTTCATCCAGAAGCGCTCGATGAGCGCCTGGTATCTCGACATCAACAGCGTCGGCGGCGCTTTGCTGGAAATCCCGTTGTCGGGAGCCGCCGGCAAAGGCGGCACGTTGCTGTTTGGGGCGGTCTACTCGACCGACGCCGGCGACGGCAACGACGACAAATGCGTGTTTGTCACGACCTTGGGCGAGGTCTTGGTCTTCACCGGCACCAACCCAGGCGACAGCGCCAACTGGCGGCAGGAAGGGCGCTGGGCGCTCGGCAGGCCAATGGGGATGAACGCGCACATCCAGATCGGCGGCGATCTTATGGTGCTGACGATCGAGGGCATTGTACCGCTCTCGGTGGCGCTCGCGCGCGATATCTCGCAGACAGAGCTCGCGATGCTCACGCGCACCATCAAGCCGATGTGGCGGGAGAATGTGGCTAAGAGGACCGCTTACCCGTGGACGATCGCGCGATGGGATGAGTACGGGGCGCTGTTCGTAACATGGCCTGGCGGCAATCCAGGCGACCGCATGTGTGCGGTTTCCAATCTGGCGACCGGAGCCTGGTGCCGGTTCATTGGCTACGACGCGCTGTGCTTCCTGCGCCGCGGCGCCGACCTGTTCTACGGCACCCAGGACGGCATCATCATGCAGGGTGAGCGCACCGGCTACGATGACGGCAATCACGCAAGGAAGCCCTATCTCGCCACGCTGGTCGGCGGCTGGGAGATGTTTGGTGCGCCCGCCGCCAACTTCACCTGGCATCAGGCCCGCGCCAATTTCCACTCCGCGGCCGGCGAGCCGTTCCAGCCCCAGCTCGCAGCCGCCGTGAACTACAACATCGTGCTGCCATCGCCGCCCCAGGCCGGTCCAGACACCGGTCCACTGGACGTGTGGGATCAAGGATTGTGGGACGACGCGCGCTGGGATCAGCCACCGCCGTTAGCACCGCCGGTGCGCTCGACCTTGTGGGTCAGCATCGGCGAGACCGGCTATGCCCATGCGCCGATCGTGCAGGTGACGGTTGCACAAGCCGTGCGCCCGCAGGTCGAGTTGATCAGTATCGGGGCCACTTACGAGCCCGCAGGCGTCAACGTCTAGGAGGGTGCGATGCCGGTAGATCCGCAAATGCGCGACGCCATTGTGCGAGCCTTGATGGCTCGGCAGGCCGGTGCGCCCGCTGCTCCCGCCCCCTATACTGGCGCGCCGATGCCGGCGCGTCGCTATCCTGGGGCGCAGTTTTACCCGCCTTATGGTGGCGATGATGGCGGCGCCGGCGATGTTGGTGGTGTCGGCGGTGGTGTCGGCGGTGGCACTGTCGGTGGCGGTGTCGGCGGTGGCGGCGCTGGCAGTCTCGGCGGCGGATCGCCCGAGCAAGGGCCGGCCAATCCCACGGTTTCTGTGGAAGGACCGGTGCCGTTGTCGGAACCGGAAATCGACACGCCCAACAGCGTCGTCAACGATAATTTCGGCAACTGGGGTACGAACCCAGGCGGCGTTCCGTTTTCCGATCAGATGGGTACTCAATTCGGTCCCACTGGCGCACCGCCTGGGCCGCAAAGTCAGATCGACGATCCCTTATCCGCATACGCAAGCGCGCCCACACCGCAAGGGATCATCGATGAGGGCTTCAACACCGTCGGTGCGCAAGAGCCTGGCATTACGAGCGGCCCGCCAGGATGGGGGGCAGGCGTCGGTCTGACCACGACCCCAGAGGATATCTCGCCTTCGAGTTTCGCCGGCGGGCTCACAAGTGCCGCCTTTGGTCCGAATGCCGTCGGCCCGACGTACAGCGCCAACGAGGTCTCTCCGCTCGACAGCCCCAACGCCCCCCCAGGCGGCGGTGTCGTCGGCGGCAACCCCTACGGTGGCAACCCTTATGGGGGAGGGTTCGGCTTCGGCGGCGCTAACGAGGCCAGCGCAATCGCCGACTCCAATGCGGCGTTCTCCGCCGCAGACGAGGCTGCTGCTGCCGCCGCCGCACAGGGGGGCTATGGCTACGGCGCCCAAGGGTTTGGCTTTGGTGACCCCGACGCCACTGGTTTCGGTTCGGGCTTTGGCGCGCCGGACGACAGCACCGCATTCGGCGACGATCTTGGCGACGACGCCGGTGATGACGATGGCGACGACGACGGCGGCGATGGTGGCGACGACGACAGTTAGGCGATCAATGCTGCGCTATGTGCTCGATCAACACTAAGGAGGCCGCGTGATGCCCTATAACGACGGTACCCAGCAAGACGCGATCACACAGGCGCTGCTCCAGATCACTGACCCACCGCCAGGCGGCATCCATCAACCTCCTGGCGGGATGCCGCCAGCGATGGCGCAACAGCCAACCGGCGGCGGTCAGCCGCCACCTGGTGGCATGATGGCGCCGCAAGCACCCGTGGGCGGCATGGCGGGGGCGATGCCTGGCATGCAGCCGGCGGCCTTCGGCACTGCACTGCCACCTGGCGGGCCGATGGGACCAATCGGCGGGCCGTACTCGTCCGCCGCCAGGCTGCCAGGAATTACGCCGCAGTTTTAGGGGCGAGCGATGCCGCTGAAATACCTATTCGGGCAGGACCAATTGGTCGCAGATTGGGTCGCGCAGACAAAACTCGCGTCTGGGTTTTCTCCGCGCGCTGGCTTCACCGACAAGAAACTGCGGGCCATCGGCATCGCCAACGCCGCCGACGAACTCATCGCCGGCCTGGTTTATTTCGATCACAAGCCGGAAGCCGGCACTATTGAGTTTAGCGTGGAGGCAAAGCCCAAGCAGCATTGGCTGACCAAGTCCACGCTGGCTCTGATGTTTCAATATCCGTTTCAGGTTTGCGGATGCCAGATGCTGATCACAAAAACATCTGCGCACAGCACGCACGTCCTGCGAATGCTCGCAGCCATGAACTTCACGCACATCCTGGTGCCCAGGGCTGGCGGGCGCGATCATGACGGCGTGATCTCCACGTTGACGTATGAGGACTGGGTGGCTGGGAAATTCTGTCAGAAGTTTGGACATCACATTGTCGATGTACAAACAGAAAAGGCGGCATAGTCATGGGCTCATGTTGCGGGGGCGATGCACCGACGCCGCCTAACCCAATCGCCACGGCGGCGGCACAGACCGGCACCAACGTCTCGACGGCGGTGGCAAACGCCGAGCTCAGCCATGTTAACCAGGTCACGCCAACCGGCAGCTTGGACTATAGCCAGAGAGGCACTTTCTCCTGGACCGACCCAACCACCGGATCGACCTATCAAATCCCACAATACACGGCGACCCAGACGCCAACGGACGCCCAAAAGGCGATCCAGCTTCAAAATGAAGGAGCACAGAAAAATCTCGCGACGCTGGCCAACACCCAGAGCGGCAGTATCGGCGGGATACTCAATAACCCCTTCGATATCAACTCGTCGCAGGTGCCGGCGGCGGGTGACACCTCGCGTATTACCAACCTACCCGATGCAGCAACGACATTCGGTGGCGCCGGCACACAACAGGGCACGTTCGATGACACCGGCGACATCACGCGGAGCTTTGGCCCGAGCGATAATTTTTCCGCCGATCGCGCGCGGGTCGAGGATGCGCTCTTTGGGCGGCTGAGCCCGCAGCTCGACCGCGACCGCTCGCGGCTGGAGCAGCAGCTGGCCGACCAGGGCATTCGTTACGGCTCGCCGGCCTACCAGCAGGCGATGAGCGACTTCAACCGGCAGTCCACCGATGCGCGGCTGGCCGTGACGGCACAAGGCGGCCAAGAACAGCAGCGCATGTTTCAGATGGCCCAGGGCCAAGCCCAATTCCAAAATGCAGCGGAACAGCAAGCCTACCAAGAGGCGCAAGGGCGCGGCACGTTTGCCAACGCTGCGGAAGCCGCGAATTACCAGCAAGCACTCGGCCGCAGCACCTTCGCCAATGCTGGGCAGCAGCAGAACGCCCAGAACGCACAGGCGGCGCTAAACGCCGAGAACGCGCGGCGCGCCAATTATCTGCAAGAGCAATTCGCCGGTCGCCAGGAACCCATCAACGAGATCGGGGCGCTGTTGTCGGGCTCGCAGGTGTCCAAGCCAAACTTCATCACTCCGCCGCAGACCTCGATCCCGACCACCGACGTCGCTGGACTGATCAACACCAACTTCAACCAACAATTCCAGAACTACAACAGCCAGCAGCAGGCGACCTCGCAGCTGCTCGGCGGGCTGTTGGGATTGGGCAGCAACGTCGGAGCGGCGTATTTGAACCCGAAGACGTCCGATCGTCGCGTCAAAGAGAACATTAGCAAGATGGGTACGGTGTTCGCCGCCGGCGACGTCGACAGTGACGAGCGCAAGAAATTGCCGATCTACGAGTACTCCTACAAGGACGATCCGGCGAGCACGCGGCACGTTGGCCCGATGGCGCAGGATGTCGAGAAGGTTGATCCAGGCGCGGTCGGCACCGACCGCCGCGGCATCAAATACATCTATCCGCGCCGTGTCATGGGCTCGATCATGAGGGCATCCTGATGCCAGACCAATATGCCGCCAATCCGTTGTCGTATGCATTCTGGGCCGACCAACCCGCCGGCAGCCCTGGCGGTTACGACGCGCTGCAGGCGCGCCGCAAGATCGCTGAAACTCTGCTGGGCAAGCGTTCGCCATTCCCCAAAACCCTGGGGGAAGGTCTGACCTATGCGGGCGAGCGCATCGCCGATGTCGCAATGAACCGCGACCTGATGAACCGCGAGGCGGCCGACGAGGCGCGCCAGGAGGCAGAGAAGAACCTATTCATACAGGGCGCGCGCAGGGCGTCCGGCCTCGCGGAGGCTGATACAGGGATGCCGACCGACCAAACGGCGGCCGCTCCCAACCCGGTGCGCGATCAGATCGCGGCAGTTATGACGCCGCCGCCGCAAGCGCCCGCAGATCAGGGGCGCATTCCGCTGCCGCCGCCACGCCCGGTGTATGACCGCAACCGGCAAATCGCCGAGCTTCAAGCCAATCCTGCTTTGCAGAACCGTATCCTGACGATTGCCAAGGGCGAGGTCGGGGACAACCCGCAAGAACAGCAGATTATTGCCGAAACAATCATGAACCGCGCTGCCGCGCGCGACCAGCCGCTGGCGCAGGTGACACGTCAATACACCGGCCCTGGATCTGGCGGCTATTATCCGGCATCCACGTTCGGGAGAGGGGCGGCCCCGCTCGATAGCCTGTCGCCGGTTTTACGCGGGTCCGATGCCGGTGGGCAGACCTTGGGGTTTTCGCCGACCGGCAATGCCTCCGCCGGTGTCGCTTCCCGCGGCGTAGCCTCCGGCCGCTACAGCGCTGCCGGCCAGCCTCCTGGCAGCGCCGAAACCTATGTACAGCAAGAGCGTCCCGATCAGCTTGCCCGCCTTGCCGCGACGCGGCTGGAGGGCGGCGGTGGCGGCAGTCCCCCGACCATGACCGACATCCCATCGGCACCAGGTGCAGGCGCTGACACCGCCGGTGCGGCCGCACAAGCAGCCGCCGGCGGCATGGCAACCGACATCCCATCAGCACCACCGCCGACGGTGGTTGCGCAGGCGGGCGCACAACCGCCAACCCCGCAAACGCCCACCCCGCCAGCATCAAGATATGGCACTCCACTGGGGCCGTTTGATCCGCGGGCGCCGGAGCCAGCACCGCCATCGGCGGGCGGCATTCAGCAGCAGATAGCGAACTCCGTGTTGAGGCCGGCGCCAATCATACGGCCGGCGGGAGAGCAAGAGATCCAGGCTCTGGCGATTGCGAAAAGCAGCAGAGATCCGCAAACGCGAGACCGGTTTAATACGCTTGCGGGCATGTATGCGGCGCAACGCCAAGCGGCGTTCGATCGGGAGAAGACGGTATGGGACGCCGATGCCAGGAGGATCGAAGCCGAGCAACTGCAAAAGAGTGCGGCCGGCATCGCCCAGCAAAGTCCAATGGTTCAACAGGAATTAGCAGACAAGCGGCGCGCGGCCGCGCAGACGGAGGCCGACCAAAGACTTGGCGGCACCAATGCGGAGGCGACCGCTCACCTGACGCCGCTGTACAAGGAAGTCAGGCCGCTGCTGACAGCAGGTAAAACAATCGAGCAAGCCAGGGCCGCGGCGAAAGACATGATCGCGGGTGCTGGCGCCACCAATCTGCAAACGATGGCGACCTACATCGGTTCGCTGCCAGGAGGTGTCCCGTTTGCGAACATGGCGGACCGGTACGCAACGGCCGGCCAATTGTTCGAAGCTTACATGCGGCAGATCCTAGCCCCCATGCGCGCCGTCGTGGCTGGGAACAACCAGCAATCCAACGTCGAGCTTGAAAATATACTCAAGGCAGTTGGCGCCGACCGCAACCTGCAGCGAGGAACTATCAACGCCCTGCTCGATCACGCCACGAACATGAACTTTGAGGGCCTCCACAATTTTCAGCGGGAGAAGTCTTCGTTTGCCATTGGCGACCCCGCCAAAGACGAGGCTGTGCGAAACCGGCGGACGACGCTCGACACGCGCTTCCCGACCGAGCTTGAGAACAACCTGCCAGATCGGGCCATAGAGTTGTTCAAGCGAAATTACGACAAGGACAAGCAAGGTGCGATGGATCTCCTCGATGAGGAGATGCACGCGCCAGGATTGGCTGCGAAGGTCATCCGGAAATACAAGATCGGACAGTGAGCCATGGCCGACAAACCCGAGCTCGAGAGATATTTCGACTACCGTCCGGTACCGAAAAACAACACGCTGCCGACACCGCCAGAGCCGCCATACCATTGGCAGACGCTGCCACTGACCACCCGTAATCGTAGCGTCGAGTATGATCCCCACTCCGGCATGCTGGCGCCAGCGTTCGAGACTGCCATGCCGGCCATCGACGCCTTCACGGGTCGTGGCCCACCGCTTCGGAGCAGCGACATTGCCGACACGGCAATAGAAGCGGCTGGCATGCTTCCGACGAGCGTGCGAGCTTTTACTGCGCGCGTTACCAGACCGCCGCGCGACCAGGACCTGTTCCGGCGCGGCAACGCGACAATCGATCGCCTCTCCGGACTCAACCATCCACCGTATCCGACCGGCTATCAGAACGAGGGCGGACTGCTCGGGCATTTTGCCGACACCGCGCAAGAGAATTTTCCGTTGGGGGCGACGCCCAAAACGTCGCCGGAGACTTTTACGGCGCTCGAGCGGCTCCGCAACAAGCCAGGCGGCCCTCCCAAACCCGATCCAGTCGCAGACGCGAACGACGCGATGACCCAGGCAAGAATGGATACCGATCCTGCGCTCGGCAGGATGTTTGCCCAAATGAAACAGCTGTCGGCTGAATATGGCGAGCGGGCCAGTGGCCCGCCCTTGACGCTCGGTGAGTTGATCAGGATGCGCGAGAACCTTCCGCATCATGAACCTGGCGCGCCAGAGGCACGTGCGGAAATCGACAACGCCATCTACCAACGGAACGACTTCGGCGTTGGGGATGCCTACCGCAACGCCCGCGGCAACCTTGACGCGGCAGACGCCTCTATCACGGCCGCTGGGACGCCGAACCCCGGTGCCGTCAGGCGCACAATGCTCAACACTGCCAACGCGCTTGAGCAAGGCGGGCCCCTGACTCCAAGTCTCACGGGAATTGGGGCTGCGTTGGTATCGCACGCGGCCGGCATGCCAGGCTGGCTCACCGCTGTATTGGGAGCAGGGGGAGTTGGCACAGGAGCCAAGGTTCCTGGCATCGGCCAGGCGCTCGGCGGTGTCGTGAGATCGCTGGCCGGCAAGCCGATCCCGCAAGGCGAGTTCGGCCCTGCCGCGGTGGCGGCGCGCACGAATTCGCCGATGTTCCGTGAGGTAGAAGGAAGCATCGTCCCGTATTCACCGCCTGGCGGCGGGCTGCTGTCGCCGAGAGCACAGCTGGCGCAGGCACTCATGCTGCAGGACGCAGCAAACCGCGCACATGCGCGTCCTGCGGGTCCCGAGGGTCCTTACGACTGGGTGCGTGGCGCCCCGCCCGCCCCCCCGCAACAGGTCGACTATAACGATCCAGAGAATTCCTTGTGATGGAGATGATCAATGCCGCGTGACGGCTCAGGTGTATACTCGCGTCCCGCTGGGATTGACGCGGTCACCGACACGACCATCGAGAGCGCGAAGTACAATCTCAACGTCCAGGACGTCGAGGCGGATCTCAACACGCCGCGGCCGATCTCGTCGGGTGGCACCGGTGCCAGCAATGCTGCCGATGCCATGGTGGCGCTTGGCGGCGAGATTGCAAACCAGCTCGTCACCAACTACGACACGTTTGTTTTTCAGCCAGGCTCTTTTGCGTCGGCACCAGGCGCGACCAGCGAACCGTTCCCAGGCGGATACGCGAGTGGAATTTGTTATGCCAAGGTCGGCCCAGCGTTGTTTTTAGAGGCCAGGCAGACCGATGTTGCGGCTCCGTCCCCGGTCAAGGTGAGAGCAAAAAGCGGTGCTGGCATTTGGGGGCCATGGACACTCGATAATCAGCCCGCGACAGATCTTGCCAATACCAAGGTCGCCAAGCTCGGCGACACCATGACCGGCGACCTGACGATCAGCAAAGGCTCGCCAATTCTTGCCCTTAACGCAACGGCCGCAACCGCCAGCCAGATCACTGGGGAAAAAACCGGACTGCCGCGCTGGGTGGCATTGTTCGGCGACACGACTGTCGAAGGAGCTGGGAACACCGGGACAGATTTCCAGTTGCAGCGGTTCGACAATGCCGGTGCTCTGATCGACACCGTTCTATACGCGGTGCGCGCCACCGGTCATGTGGGGGGCAACGGCTTTACGCCGATCGACGCCAATGACTTCACGGACAAGGCCTACGTCGATGCAGGCGTGAACGCTAAGGTGGCGAAGGCCGGCGACACCATGACGGGCAATCTGGTGATTGCGGTGCCGAGCCCAGGCTGGCCGACTGTCCAGATCCGTGGGGCGGCGAGCACGGCGGCGACCGTCGACTTTTTCCGCAATACCGCGCAACGCTGGTCGATCCAGGGGTTGCACCAAAGCAGCGAAACCGGGTCCGGCAACGCCGGCTCAGATTTTATGCTGCATTCGTTCGACGATGGCGGCAGCTATCTAGGCACGCAATTCACCATCGTCCGTGCCAGCGGCAACGTCGGTATCGGCACGGCGACACCGGGCACCAAACTGGATGTGAACGGCAGCATGCGTGCGAGTGCGGCGGCCGTCGCGGCAACGCTGCAGGCGACCGCCGGTCCTTTGTATGTCGACGCCGCGGCCGGACAGAACGCGACGGTGTATTTGCGCGATACCGGCGGCGCGGCCGAAAAGGGTTATTTACTCTGGGACCGTGCCAGCAACGTCGTGAAAATGTCGATCGCCTCTGGCGGCGAGGTCTCGATCGATGCCAACAACAAGGTGCGGACCGGTTACGGCACGTATGGTCGGGCTGGACAAGCCGGACTCGGCGACGCCAACGCCCACAATTTCTACTGGACCGGCAGCGTCAACCAGATGTGGCTCGACGCCACCAATCTCGGCACGGTCGCCGTCACCTGCGACTACCGCATCAAGAAGGACGTCGTCCCGCTCGACAGCATGTGGACGGCGGTGAAGGCGCTCAAGCCGATCAGCTATACGCAGGCCGAGTTCACGCCGCCGGCCAACAAGGTGGCGCGTGCGAAAGAAGAAGCCGCACTGCGCGAGGCCAATCCAAAAGCGGAGATACCAATATATCCGCCGACGTTCGTCGCCGACGACATCGAGCGCTGGGGCTTCATCGCGCACGAGCTGCAGGAGACGCTGCTGCCGACGGCGGCGACGGGCGAGAAGGACAGCCCCAACGAGGTGCAATCGCCCAACCTGATGGCGATCTGCGCGGCGCTCACAAAAGCATTGCAAGAGGCGATGGCTCGGATTGAGGCGCTGGAAGCAGCATGACGTGTGACGCCATGAGCGATGCCGATGGGGTCAGGCTGTTGATGCAGCGCGCCTTCGAACAGGCGTTCGCCACGCAAATCGGCAACCTCTATCGGGTCTATGTCACCAACGCGCCGAGCGTCGAGACCCAGCGCAAGAACACCGCGCGCGGCATCGAAAGTGCGGTGGCGGCCTACCGGCTTGCCGTAGAAGCGGTGGCGAATTGGAAGGGTTAGAGATCCTCCCCAAACTTGATCCCGCACGCGCGCGGGGTTCCTTTCTCATCGTGGCGCGATCAGGCCAATGCGTGCCGCCCAGATCGGGCGCACGTCGGTAATGGGAAGCTCGTTTCTTGTCACCAGATGATACCAGCCGCGCTTCCACGCCTTCTCGATGCGCCGCATGTAGACCCTGCCGTCGCTGCTGGCGACAACACACATCTGACCAATCAGATTGGGGTTCATTTGGCGCTTGGCGTCGTCGAAATACGCCAGCCAGTTCGGGTAGTCTGGATTGTTGTGCATCTCGAGCGCCGCATTCCAGGATACGGGCCAGCCTGGAGGTATCTTGACCTACTGGATTTTGTCCGCCGCAAAGAAATGCACGAGATCCCCAGGCTCAACGTACCCGATCACGGGGATGGTTGGCTGGGTGTCATTAGCCGGTGGGTCGCCAGGAATTCCCATCAAAAGGTACTCTGATCTGACCCCGAACTTGTGTGCGTAGCGCTGTGCCTCCTCTGGGGAATAATCACGTCCGCCCTTTTCTTGTGCATGCTCGTGGGCGTTATAAGTTGCCACGGGTACGTCCAGAGCTATGGCAGCCTGCCGAGCCGATTTGAAGTAACCTTCTCGTGCCTGCTTGAGGCGCTCGCCGCGAGTCGTCATCGCTTATCCTACATTACCGATGTCGGAATTGCCATATGTTTTGTCTACATAACGGGTCGCCGCACCCCCCTACCAGAAAACTTGCTACATAACGAGTAGATATTCACAAATATTTTGCGGCACAAAGCGTCTACAAAGTGGAGTTGACTATGGCTCCTACACATTGTAGAAACGTAGCCATGTCCATCACCACCTATGCAAGCATCATCACCCGCTGGCCCAGCTTCGGCACCTTTGCCAAGGATGTTGGCATCCCGCGCAAGCACGCCCACGCGATGTACGCGCGCGACTCCATCCCGCCCTACTACTGGCTGGCCGTGGTCAAGGCCGCCGACGAACGCGGGTACAATGGGATCACTTACGAGCTGCTGGTGAAGCTCGCCTCAAAGGCGACGCTGCGCGTGCGCCGGCCGACCGTTCAACGCAAACAGCGGGCGTAAAACCATGTCAGTCGAGGCCGGCTGCTTGCAAAACCTCGTGCAGCATCTCGTAGAGGTCGCGCGCCTCTTCGAGGCCGATAGAGATGCGCTTGCGCACCATCAGAACCTGCTCAACCGGAGCCCCTGGCGCGTACTCATACGGCTCCTGCTGGGCAAAACTAAAGATGATCGTGTCGTTGTACTGCGTCAACTGCGTGCACTTCTCGTAGTGTTCCCGCTCGGACGTATTGAAGTCGACAACTTTCAGCGCAGGTGCATTGGTCTGATCCATGATCTGCTTCCTTGCCCAGGAAAAGCTGGTGCAGTGGTTGTAGACAGCCACACGTGTTGGTCGGTGACTAGATGTTAGTGGGTTGCACCATAGCGGATACGTTGCGTAGGCGGAACGGATTTCGACGAAAACTAAACCTAATTTTCAGGAGCTGGAACCGACCCTTCTACGTTGCGTAGCGGCCCCACGCGACCGCGCACCAAAGGACACCGCATGGCGTGGCCACAAGAGTGGAACCAACAGTTACTCGCAAGCCTCACGGAGTTCGCCAGGCAGGGACTGACCGCCAGCGAGATCGCCGCGGAGACCGGCCGCACCCGCAACGCCGTCATCGGTAAAATCCATCGCCATAAGATTCCTTGGAATTCCCAGGGGGGTCGGCTCGTCGCCAAGCGCAAGCGCAACCGCAAGCCATCCCCCAGCCGCGCATCACCCGCCGTTATGGACGCGCGCCTGCACGAGAAGATCGTGCGGCGGGAAGTGCCACCGCTACCGCCGCCGGCGCCGATCATCGAACCCCAGATCGGCACTGTGACGTTCGCCGACCTAGCGCCGCATCATTGCCGATGGCCATTCGGTGATCCAAGGACTCCGGAGTTCCGCTACTGCGGGCTGACCCAGATTGACGGCAAGCCCTATTGCCCCGCGCACGCCCGCGTGGCCTGGGAACGGTGGCGGCCATGAGACGCGAGCGGCCTGAGGACAAAATTCAGCGCGGCGTGATCGCCCACCTGCACGCGCGCGGTGTGCCCAACATCTTCTTCTTCCACGTCCCCAACGGCGGCAAACGCTCAAAGATCGAAGCCGCGATCCTGCAGGGTCTCGGCGTGCGCGCCGGCGTCCCCGACCTGTTCATCATCAAGGGCGCCCGCGTGTTCGCGATGGAGCTCAAGGCCCCTGGCCGTTTGCTCAGGTCCGCGCAGCGCGAGGCGTTGGCGGCGCTCGAGCGTGCCGGCGCAATCACTGCAGTCTGTGACAGCATCGATATGGCGGTCGCCGTGCTCGAGGATTGGGGCGTGCTCCGCGGTAAGGCCTCGCTGCGCACGATCGGCGACCTCGCCACCCGCATGGACGAGCGCCGCAAAATTCAACAATCGTGAGGGATGGGATGAACCGGCCCTGGCTCAAATTCTACCCCCGCGATTGGAGGGCCGATCCGCGGCTGCGCATGTGCTCGCTCGCGGCGCGGGGGTTATGGGCTGACATGATTGGCTACATGCACGAGGCAGTGCCCTATGGTCACCTTCTTATAGACGGTAAGCAGCCGAGCACGGCAGACCTTGCGGCTCTTGTAGGGCGTCCGCTGAACGAGACGCGCAAGGCCATCGAAGAACTCGGCACCCACGGGGTCTACAGCCTGGGCGACGAGGGTACCATTTTCTCGCGGCGTATGGTTCGCGATTGCGATAGGTCAGAGGAGGGAAGATCGGAGATAGAAGCTAGATGGGGGAAGCCAACAGGAGCCACCAGAGCGCAGCGGCTATCTGCGGCACGAGCTAAAGGAAAGCACACCGAGGACGAATGGAACTCATTATGCGAGGTATTTGAATATAAGTGCCTGCGATGTGGAGGTGAGGATATTGTAAAGGATCACATTAAGCCAGTTTACCAGGGCGGCAGTGATGCGGCCGACAACCTCCAGCCGTTATGTCGAACGTGTAACGCGGCGAAGGGTCCAGATTGCACAGATTTGCGTGAAAGCGTCTTGGTGGGGTGGCGTTTACTTTATCAAAAACGCCTAGGTGAACGCCTAGGTCGTGAACCAAAAACGTCTACTCAGATGCCAGATACCAGAAGCCAGAAAGAAGAAAGAAAGAACGCGCGCGAGCGCGCTTCGCCCGATTTCGACGACTTTTGGCAAAGGTTTCCAAACAAAGTTGGAAGGCAGGCTGCACTGAAAGCCTTTGAAAAGACGGTGAAATCTGGAGTAGTCACCCTTGAATTCCTGCTTTCTGCACTCGACCGCTACTGCAACAAAACCGACGACCGGCCGTGGTGTAATCCGGCAACTTGGCTCAATCAACACCGGTGGAATGATCAACCAGCGCAGGTAATTCCCAATGGAAAGCTCACAGTTCACCAAGCTGCGGCCAACCTCACGGCCCGAGTCCGAGCCCTCGACGAACCTGCCCCGAGCGACCTATGCGACCGAGCGGGCGGAGGTGTTGTTCGGCGGATACCGCCGAGGTGACGCCAACGATCCTGAGCGATACGTGGCCGCGATTGCCGCGGTGCTTGCCTGCTACGAACCTGACCTAATCCGCGAAGCAACGGACCCTCGCACCGGCATTTCGGCCGCGGAAAAGTTCATGTCGTTCATGCCGAATTCTGGGGAATTGAAAGCCTTCTGCGACGCACTCGCTCAGCGCCGGCGCCGGATGGGCGAATATGCCGCGATGCCGCGGTCTGATTTCCGGCGGCTGGAGGCCCCGCCAAGGGGTCCAGGAGCCCGTGCCAACGTGTTTTGCTCGGCCAGCAATGGCCGCTACCAAGTTCTCTGTGAACGCGCTGAGAACCCCGCCAGCAACGCTCTGGACTTTCGCTACGACGTCGAGCGCGGTGGGATTTGGGTGAACCAAAACTGGTTGTAATTAATGACCTACACCCTCCTGATCTTCACCTGGCTCGGCGCCGTCCACAGCGTGACCCACATCGACGGCTACAGCTCGCTGCAGGCCTGCCAGTCGGTGTCGACCCAGATCGCCGTGCCACTGCCCTTCCGGATGCTGGCGGTCTGCATCAGCGGGCCGGACCGCAGGTCGTTGTTCCCTTAATAGTTTCACGTGAAACCGCTCGACAATCCGGACTACATTATGTAGATATATGGGATGGACCAGAAGCAGAAGCAAGCCGAGCGCGAGCTGTTGGAACTCATAGCGCATTGTCGTGCAACCATTGGCGCGTTCGACAACCTGATGAGGTCGCTGGACGCGACCGAGCTCGACCCGTCGGAACTCGATGATCTGGTCACCGGTCTAGGTGCGGTGGTTGAACTCGAGCAGGCGGCGCGGCGGGGTCTCGAGAAGCTCAGAAAGCCCAAGGACGAGCCATGAGCATCAAACCCGTATCTGACGAAGAGGCTGAGAGTTGCGATTACGTCATCTGCATGCGGGCCGGAACGCCGTCGATCTTCACTGACGACAAGACCGGCGTCTGCGCCCATTGCGGGCACGCCATCTTCTTCCGCCCCCACATGCCGAAGCGCCCGCCCAAAATCTGTATACAGTGCATGGTCGACATTGAGCGGGCGGGCCATAGTTGATGCCGACGATCCCGCTATCGTGGAGGTTGTGGCTATGACCACTGAGAAAATCAAAGACTGGATCGGCTGGGAAGAGGCGATCGCCCTCGTCATGCAACGCACCGGCAAAACCCGCCGGCAAGCGAAGGTAGCGCTGGCGCAAAAGTGCCGTTCGGGAGAGTTGCGGGCGTCGGTGGTAAAGCCAGGAACCGACGAGCACGTCAGCATCCCACCCGAAGCCTTCCCCCCAATCCACTAACGAGCACTTCGATGGATACGTACGCCGACGGCACGCGCAGCATCACGTCAGTGCTCAGACCGAAGGGCGACGGCTGGCGCGAGATCCCGTGCGACCAGCGTGCCAGCCTGGGCTATCCGTCGCGCACGTTCTTTCACGCGAAGTCCAGCCTGGCGGTGATCAGCGCCGTCGAGGTTGCCGACGACGGCAAGGTCGACAAGGGCCCCGAGTACCACATCTCGATCAGCAAGCAGACGGTGCTCGGTCCGGCGCGCTGCGACACCAACGCGGCCAAGTGGGTACTCGCGCAGTTCGGCCTCGATGGCGCCGAGGAAGACAACCATGTGCCGCATGGGGTGGTGCGCAACTTCTGGCGTCCGGTTGCCGCGCCGCTGGTTGGCCTCGAATGCGACTGCAAGGCCGAGGAGCCGGCTATCCGCGAAGATAAGGGAGATTTCCTCTGGCGACCGTCGTCATGACCCTCACCGCAATGGCCGCATCGAGGTGAACGGGATCATGATAATCGGCTCGATGTCGTTGCACGACTTCACCAGTCGTTTGCAGCCGGCGATCCGCATCGGTCTTGGATCGATCTCGCTCAGCGGTATCCAGACCACGCAATCGTCAAATTTGACCACAAAGATCGCGGGCACACCGAGACCGACACTCGCAAGCGACAATGCCAGCCACTTTCGGACATTGAGAAATACGACCTTGAAGGCATCGCTCGCATGGTGCCGTGTTTTGAGTTCAAGCACGCCGACCATGCGATCATGGCGTAGCGCGTACCAGTCGATCGGCGCCAGCGCTCCGAACGAGTACAGCTTGCATTTCCACGCCGCGCTGATCTGGTCAGCCACCTCGCGCTCAGCGCGTTGGTCTTCCGGCTTGTGAAAGATCGACGAGCCGTCGAGATGAACGACGTTGGTGCGGTCGTAATAGCTCATAGGGTCTGGCTATGACCAATTTGCAATGTTGTCGAAGCGACCGGTCAGGGCGCCAATCGCCGCCATCAAGCCGATGATCACAAAAATCACCGTCAGGATGTTTTGCGGAATATGGATGCCCAGCAGGCCCAAGACCCAGATCACGACAAAATAGGCCAGCACGACGAAGGCGATCGCCAGCAAGATCGACAGGATGCGAATGAACAGGCTCATCGTTTGCGTCCCTTTCGTTTTGCGGACTTTGCGGATTTGATCTTGCTGCTGATTTTCTGGATTTTGAGGGCCGTGCGGACCGCGTAGACCATTGCGGACGCACTTTGCATAGGCGTCGCATCTGCGGATATGGGGTTTTGTGTCGGCACTTGGCCGGTGCCCTGACAGTGTCCGCACTGGTAGCGCTGCGCTGCCAATGGATCGTCGAGCGTGTAGGCCACCAACTCGCGGGCACCGTGGCAGCATGGGCACTCGTCGTAGCCTGGTGAGAACCCCTCCCGACGAGGTTGGACCATCCGGAGCGTCGGGAGGGGCCTCGACACGGGCGTGGGATCGTGCCGAGCGGATTTCATGGTGTGGCGCCAGCGCGAGCGGCCGCGGCGCGTTCGTCGAGCTCGTGGTTGAGTTCATCGACCTCGTGGTTAAGCTCATGCACTGCGGCGATGGCGCAGAGGTGCTCCTCGAGCTGAGCGACCGCCGTGTGCGCCTGCGACCAGCAGGGGTGGGTCTGCGCCACGAAGCGGATCTGGCGGGCGAGATCGCGCAGGTCGGGTTTGTGGGTCATCGGTGCGCTCACGCTGGCCACCCCGCCGTGAAGCCGGCCGGCGCTGCACCAGAAAAACCAGATGGTCCAAAGTTCGCCGTCAATACGTTGCCGGCAGCTTGAACCGCGCCACCAAAGGTCAGGAACGGAACCATCGTTCCGGCTGGAATTGTTATCCCACCGACATTGGTTGCCGGATTGGCGGTGCCGCTATTGTTCCAATTCCCGACTGGCGCTTTACGGAACCAGATTTTCCGGTTGTCGACATCAACCGCCATGCCGTAAACCACGCCGAGCACCCCGACCCCCAACGAGGCGCCCGCGCTACTCCCGTTCGTGTAGATGTTTCCAGTGGACAAATACATCAGGTCGCCGACCACCCCGCTGCCGCCGCCCATGCCGGCATAGGTCGAGGCTGGGGTGCCGATGCCTACGCCGGAGTCACCGCCAATGGTCGTGAACGTCGTCAGCGTCACCTCGAAATAATACTTGCCGGAAGTTTTTCCCGATGCAGCGGCAACGTGCGCGCCGTGATCTGTCGTGGTTCCGGTATTGGTGGCAACCAGATTGCCGCCCGATAGCGTGACGGCACTTGCGGTCGCGCCGTCCCACACCGCCATCACCACCGGCGCTACGACCCCGATGGTCTCGTACGCCACCGGCAGACCGTAGGCTGCCACCTTGGTGACGCGCATACCGATCCCATTAGGGGCCTCCGTCACCGGCGTGCCGCGCAGCGATGCGCCCGTATCCACGACGGGAAGCCCGCCGCTCGCCACCGTGATTACTGGGAGGCCCATTTAAGCGCCCCCTTGTGCTGGCGGAGCCGCCCACTTGTCTTCCACCTCCGTCGCCGGCATCGCCTCCGCCGTGTTCCGATAGGCGACCCCCTTATAGCGCGCGATCTGCCAGTACTTGCCGTCCCAGCACAGCAAGTCGCCGAGGTGCGGGTCGAACGGGATGGGCGAGCCGTCGACCTCGACGATGATGGCTGGGAACGCGTCGTTGTCGCCGATATCCTTTGGCTTACCCATGTTTTCTCCCTACAAGGCCTGCCGCTTTTCCCACAGCGCGCGGGGGACGCCACCGGCGCCGACAGGATCACGGATGTTGCGCAACTTGACGCTGCTTTGCGCCCAACTGCCACGCGCCGGCAACTCCCTGATTTTGGCATATCCGGCAGCCACGAGACTGACACCGGTCTCGCCGGATTGATTGTAGGTGACGATGCGCCGGTATCCCATCGCTTGGGCAATGCGCCAGCACGCCCCGTACAGCGCGCTATTGGCATTGGGGCAGCCGTCGGTCGCCGTGCGGTTGACCTCGATGGTGGACCCGTCGTCAAAGGCCCGCGCCACCGGCCGCCCGCACAGTGCAACACCGCGCAGATCGCCGTCTTGATCGACGACGCCAATGGCCCACTTGCCGCCGCGTGGGGGACTGTGGTGCCGATGGTGAAGCTCGGTAAACGCGCAAGCGTCCCGCCATGACATCGGGATAATCGCCAACCTCGTCGCCCCTTGCGGCTTCATCTACAACGCTCCCGTCAGCACCAGCACCATCAGCACCACCAGCACGGCTGCGATCATCAGGCAGCGCCACAGCGCCGTATACTGCGCGTGGGTCATCCTCATCATTGTTCCCGGTAACTCATATCCGCCAGCGAGCCCATGGTCGGTACGGCACCAGCGAGGCCGTACTTCGCCAGGATGTGCACCTTGTCCTCAGTGCCTGGGAACATGACGTAGTTCGAGCTGAGCGGATCTTTCTTCAACTGCGCCACCCTTGCCGCGACGTCTTTGGCGATGTCAGGATTTCCCTGCTGCAGCCGCCGAAGATTATTTTCTTCGAAGGCAATCTTAGCAGCCTGCAGCCGCGACCCCTCGTCGAGGTAGCGGATACCGGGGATGCCGGCCTCTTGCATGCGCAACGAGGCATCGCGCCGGTCGTAAGAGATGAACCCGTTGTTAATCGCGGTGCGCGGATCAGCCGGTTTGAAGTGTTCAAAGCCGCTAGGGCCCATCACGTCTTTGAGCCGAGCTTGCACATCGGGAGTCTGCTGCGCCAGCGGCGCATCCCAATTGAGCATCTCGTCCGGATGCGCCGCGATCTTGACCTCATAGGTCCGCGGGCCGACCTGAGCGCCGCTCAACAGCCGGTCTTGCGCGGACTTCAATTGATCGACGGCCTTGACGTTGGCTGGGTTGGCGCCGGTCTCGAGAAACTTGCCGATGGCGTTGGCGGCCTGCTCGCGATCGAACCCGTACCCCTGCAGGTACTGGAAGGCCCGATGCGCCACCGGATCGTTCCCGAGCGATCGATCCAAAAACTTGTTGTAATACTGCCCGCCCTGTCCCGACACCGCTGGGTTCTCGGCAAAGTAGCCGCCTTCGCCGTACGTCTGCGCGCCCTCGCCGGTGCGCCCCCTTGCGGGGCTGAAATCAAACTTCTCGAAATCATGCGGCGAGGAGTGGTAGGCGCGGATGCCCTCTGTTGGCTGGATGATCCTCGATCCCGCTCCCGAGCCCAGCGTGACACCGCCAGCACCAACACTGCGTTTCACCCCCAACGGGTCGAACACCATGCCAGCGCCGGTCTGGATGGCCCAGTTCCGCTTGGCATCCTGCAGCGAATTGTCCCAGAACTGCGCTTCCTCCGACCCTTCCGGATAGGGGTTTGGCGGCGGCGACACCGCCATCGCCGGCATCCCAGCATAGTAGGCCACCGCATCGCCGTATTTCTTGCCGACCGTCTGGGCGATCTCGCCAGCCGTCGCCATGCCGTACAGCGACCCCATGTTCGGTGGTGCACCGCTTTGCTGCGGCGGAGCCCGCTCCTGCAGCGCTTGCGCTGCTATCGCTGCCCGCTGCCAGGGATCGAGCGGCACATCGTAGCTGTCGCCCGCCTCATCGGGCCGCGGCAGCCGTGCCAGGTCGCCCATTGCCATCAGAATTACCCCAGCTTCACTGGCCTTTCGCCGGAAAAACCCGACCTATATTTTCTCGGCCATCACACACTTACCGGTTCCCAGTCGGTTGCCAGTAAGTCGGTTTGCGAGCACAGCCACGGCACCAGGTCGCCTTGGGCCGTGAACATGAACACGTAGGGCAGCGTCATCTTGCTGTGGGCATCAGGGACCTGCAGCTCGATGTGCATGCCCTTGCCCCAGCCGCTGCGCCGGACCTTTATTCCGTCGTGCAGCTGTTTGACGGCCCAGCCGATGGTGTTCATATCTCGCCTCCCTGCCACTCCATGCCTTGCTACACTCTGTAGCAATTGGCGACCGCTGTCACGCCCCCATCAGACGGCCTCCGGCCTTACGCCCCTTGCCATGGGAGGTATTGGGGCCCCTGGCAGACACAGCTTCCGACAAGACCTCTTCTCTTTGACTCCCCCCAGTGCTGGCCGTCTGAGGGTCTCCGCCCCGTATGGCCGCCCGTTGACCCCTAGATCGTACCCCTCAGAGGTCGGGGCTGGTGTGCCCAGAATTTCTGCCGCCGGTTGGTTATGGGTGGTGCTGGGGCCCCTGAGCGATGCGATGTGCAGAAACACCCCCTTGGTGCGGATAACTTCACCCCCCCCTACCCCCCCCTGCAAAGCATTCTTTTCAGGTCACAATGACCCCCTTCCTAGGACCAATGTCATAGGTACCGGCTACTGTGATAGCACAGTGGGTAGGGTTACCGTGTTATCAGGGATAGGACAGGGATCCGTTATACAGATGTTGTACAGGGTCATAACGGGAACACACAGCGCTATATACCGACGGATATGGCGTTGATCACCGCACCTATCCTTCGAGGTGTAGTCAGCTGATAGCTGGGGGGACGGCAAGCTCGGGAGCCGCGCGCGAGTAGAGTTAGGATTATTTGGTTTGTCAAGTAGTCAAACGACATAAGCTAGATCAATGGCTTAGTATGCGTTTAAGACCGTTATACACCGCCGATTCGGCGGTTGCACCGCAGCAAATCAGTGGCAGAAAGCGGCCGCAAACTATTTTTTGGACAAGTGGCAGCTGACGATGTTGGCGGTTGACAATGTTCACGATGTCTGCGTATTGTGGACATGTTGATCCGCAGGCAGCCCCTAACTTGAACTGGCGACGCGGATTTCGGGACCGGATTGTCACCTGCGTCCAAAGCAGGAGGGATAGCCGCAATGCCGCGCCAATGCGGTGGCCCGACGGACTGAACGCCACGCGCCAATGCGTGTCCCGTCGCCGAAACAGCCGCCCCAGATGATGGCGATATTCGACGCCTTCGAGGCGTCGGCAGGCAATGCGGGCAAGTGGGAAGACGAGCGAAAGCCTCAACAGCTGGAGCAAAACCCACCCCAACATTCGTTCCTGCCGACACCTGGAAGGCTAACCAACGGAGAACGCAGATGACCACATTCACAAAGGTACAGCGCGGTATCTGGAAGCTTGAAGGCGCTACGCACTACGCAGTTGTCCAACATGCGGCCGACTTCGCAGACCAACGCTGGCAAGTAGGCTGGCACGTCCGCATTCGCGACAGTCATACCGGCCTCGTGTCGCGCACTGGCGGCTGTTTCAAAACCCGCAAAGAAGCAGAAGCCAAGGCGCGCACACTCATCGACTGACGGCACGTCTGATTTCACCGCAACCCTGAAAGGCAAAGGCAATGACACAAGCTCAACTCCCAGTCGGAACCTACGTCATCGATATCAGCGATAGCGGCCGCTATGACCGCGCCGTGCATCGCGTCACTGGCCATTCGTTCGATCGTACAATCGTTGAATATGTCGGCAGCGTGCGCAATGGGCGGATCGAGTACACCCGCGACAACCGCACAGTCACTCATCGCGACACTGCAAAGCTTCGCAAATACGACTGAACCCGCAAACCTGAAAGGCAACCGCAATGCGCAAAACGACCATAGGCTTCGCCGTCACCTATGAACGTAGGACGAAACGGGGCCCGCCCCGTCGCATGGTTAGGCCATGCCTGATGATGTCCCGCAAACCTGAAAGGCCACGACAATGAAGCTCTTTGATCAACCCCTGACCGTCACTCTCACAACGGCGCAATGGCTGGACGTGCAAGTGGCACTGTCCGACGCATGGTCGCACAATGAGAGCCACGGTTTCCCGCATATCGCGCACGAGAATATCGCGCTGAAACGCTTGCTCGCAGCACAGACGCGCACGGCCATCGATGCGGCCGCAAATGAAATTGACGACCTGCGCGCAGCACGACGCGCGGCATAGTTCACAATCGGGCACGCCGCAAACGTGCCCATGACCCCTGAAAGGCAAGACCATGATCACGCCTACGACATACGACAAGCGGCAATGGGCCGTTCTGGCGAAGGAAGCGTTCCGCCGTCACTGCTACTCGATTGCACTGCTCTTCAGCGCGATGGCCAAACTGCCAGCTGGCACGTCAATTGACGTCCGCCGGTATGACGAGCTGCAAAACATTTATCGCCATTGGTTAGTATTTGGCGAACTGGGAGGTTGATGACACTAAGGGCCATGCCATGCGCATGGCCTCATAGTGGCACCATGCCGCTAGATGTTGCCGCAAACAGCATCGCACGCGCCGCCGCAAACGGCGCTTCAGCCCTGAAAGGTTATCCCTATGTCAATCATCTATGATCTATCCAAGCTTGCGCCCGATACGCGCGAGTTGATCGAACGCAGCTCTAAATTCCGCAAATGGTTCTCGCAAAAGCCTGACGCGATGCTGCGTCTGGATGGGAGCACAAAGGTAGTGAAGGGCAACAAGTATGGGTTCAAGACTGCCATTCTGTACCTTGCGCCAGCGTCAATATCCGGAAGCAACATCTGCCCTATGGCATTGCTGGCCAGCTGCGCGGACGCGTGCCTCAATACCGCAGGACGCGGTGCAATGACTGGCATCCAGATATCGCGACTGCGTAAGACACTCTTTTGGCTTCAGTTCCGCGATGAGGCTATTGCCATGATCAAAGCCGAAATCGCGATGTTCGAGGCGCGCGCGGTAAAGCAGGGTTGGACGTTGCTCGTTCGCTTGAACGGGACGTCCGACTTGCGCTGGGAAAACTATGGCATCGTGCAAGCTTTCCCGCGCGTTCAATTCTACGACTACACAAAGCTTGCCAACCGCAAAAACGTGCCCGCGAATTACGATCTCACGTTTAGCTATTCGGGGGTCGCTGCTTATCAGTCGCAAGTCGCGATTGCGCTGGCGAACGGCATGCGCATGGCCGTTGTGTACGGCAAGCGACGCACGGTTGAAACCATCCTCGCGAATGGCGATGGGTTCATGGGCCTCGATCTAGTCGACGGTGACGATACCGATATTCGCCACCTTGACCCCATGGGCGCGGCTGTCGCGCTGTATGCCAAAGGGCGCGCCAAGCAAGATCACTCAGGCTTTGTTGTTCACTAGCAACGATGCGGCACGCCGCAAACGTGCCGCACGTTTCATATCAACTCTACTCGAAAGGGACACCAGTGACTGAAATCATCCTGGCCGACATGGGCGAGTGGCTCGATTTCGTCCGCGAGAATATCGACGCCATCCGCGATGCATACGGCTCTGTCTCGAATGCCTACCAGCACGCGGTGCAAGGCGGATTGATGCTCGGGGGCGGCGCCGCGCCGTTGTTCGTCATCCGGTTTGCAGAGGAGAAGGCACCATGACCACGCGCCGTTGCGTCTACTCGCGCTTTGCCTCGCGCATGCTGGCGCGAATGGGTCTGGACTACATGCGAATGATGGGCGATTTCGACAACAGCGACCGCCCTCGCATCCAACGCATAGACGGCGTTTGGTGCGTCACAACGCTGCGTCTGTTTGCAAACTAGGAGGACACCGCAATGAACATCGACCGCACACTGGCCGCGCTCGCGCGCCAGATGAACTACCTAGCCCAAGCCGCCATGGGCGACCTATCGAAAGATGAGGCCGAGCTATTCCACACGGCTTGCGACAACATCAATCAACTGATGGAACTGATCGACCGCCGCGAGAATGGGCCACCTGACCCGCCAGGATGGGAAGGCGGCTTTGCGGAAAATCACTGATGAATCGCAACCAAAGAGCCGAGTTCGCCGTACTGGCGCTGCTTTACTTGGGTGAGAGCGTGATCGTGCTCGGCATCGCGCTCGCGCTCTTGGCCTTGTGGTAGCGGCCACGCTAAGTAATATAATTCGACACTTCGTGAACTCGAGGGCAAGCCGTGACGACAACGATTGACGCGCCTGACGCGCCAGCAGCGGAGCATAAGCGGATTGTCCGCATGCTGGCGCCAGGTGTTACCGTCATTGACGGGCTACTCGACCAGCAGCAGCAGGCATCTGTGCAGAACTATCTGCGCCACAGCCGATGGACATTTGGCTGGAAGTCTTCGCCAAAAACCGACACCTATGCATTCTGGCATATGCACTTCGCCGGCCACCGCAGTGGTGCGAACGACAAGCCCTACGAATGTGCCGGCGAGCTGGAAAAGACCTCGCCGGTTTTATTCCGGTTCTGGCAATGGCTGCGGCGCATGGAATTCTACCACGGCCACGAGCTGCTGCGCTGCTACGCGAACGGGTCCTGCTTTGGCGGGGAGGGCACAATTCACACTGATGCCAAGGCTGACGGGCACTTCACGGCGATTTACTACCCGCATCAAGCATGGGACCCGAATTGGGGCGGCGAAACTGTGATCTTTAATGATGCCCGCGACGACATCATCGCGACCATCTATCCGCGCCCCAATCGGCTATTGGTTTTTCCTGGCAACATGCCCCATGTTGCGCGCGGCGTGAGCCGGACGTGTCCGGAACTGCGGATTACATTGATGTTCAAAACTCGGATCGCCAAACATGATCGAGTCGGAGCTGACACAGTTCCTGATCGTGCAAGCGAAGGCGGACCAGACGCGCCATAGCGGGCGTAGTTTGTTTGACCATCTCGTGGGCACGCATGACTTATTACAGGCATGGGGCAACAGCGAAGATGTTTGTAATGCTGGACTATTCCACAGCATCTACGGCACGCGGCGGTTCCGGCATCAGTCCTGGCCGCTAACGGATCGCGCTACAATCCAGAAGCTGATCGGCCACCAAGCTGAATATCCGGCATTTCTGTTCTGCACGACTGACCGGCCAAGATCTCTTTTCGAGGAAATAAAATCTCCAGCCGAGTGGCTTGTGGTGGCAGAGGACCAGCCAGTGCGGCGCATCCTGCGCGAGATCGAGGCGGCCAACCTGCTCGAGCAGGGCAGCAAGGGGCGGTGGCTTGCCAAGCTGCGCGCCAGCGATATCAGCGACGCGGCTAAGGCGGCGATCGACGCGCACGCGGCTGCCCTTCGTTGAAACGGTAGGGGCGCAGCCGACGCGGCGAAAATTCCGGCTGCGCCCCATGCGTCCCGTGCGAGGACGCTCCCTTTGTGCGGATGCTGTAGAGGGGGTCCCGCACAAACTGCGGTCCACATAATGCACCTTTCTACACAATGTGGCAAGACCCAACCGCGCCCGCCGCAAACGGGCGCGCAACCGAAAGGAATCGAGCATGCGAATACCATCGTTGATTGCTATCGCCGCCATCGCGGCTGGCATCATAGGTCTCGTTCACGGCATGGTTATGGGCCTCAACAGGCCGCCCACCGCCGTCGCAACGTCTGGCGAAAAAACCCCGCAGCAGCGCATTGACGAGGTCTTTGATGAGCTGGGCTTTCAGCGGTTGCCGTTGCCGCCAGGGGTGCCGCGGCGGTAACATAGCGTAGACTGACACGCAAAACCGAAAGGACTGACTAATGGCCGTAATCGAAGCGACTGAGACAATTCTGCGCGAGATACAGCGTCAGCTAAAGGATGCGCTCGACGGCGCACAACGCGACCGCGAATTGGCGCACCGTGCCGTAACGCGGATTGACCGCTTTGAGGCACGGTTTGACAGCATCGCCGCCGATATTCGGACCCAGATGGCTGGCGTTGCTGCCGACATGGCGAACATTCGCTCTGACATCGCGGCTATCGATATCAAGCTGGCCGCGTTGCCGGTGATCGAGCAGGCAATTCGACAACTCGACGAAAGGATATCCCGTGACTTGGATGCCGGTGGCTTGGGTATCCCATGACTGAAATCACCCTGGAATTCATCGCCAAGCAGTTGGAGCGCGTGATCTCCGAGCAAGGCGCATTACGCGATGAGATGCTAGTGCTCGGCGCGCGCATGACCAAGGTCGAGGCCGGCGTGGCCGTGATCGCGGCCGAGGTCCACGCGCTCGCAAACCAGCTTGCGCGCATCGGTCTCCGTGTCGAGATGTTGGAGGACCGCATGGACAAGCTGGAGGAGGCTTAAATGAAAAAGCTGCTGGGCTGGCTGCTGATGATCATCCTGCTGATCGTGTGTTTGCCGTTCTACTACTGGATGTGGCCGGCGGCGCTGGCGATTGCGATATTCTTCGCGTTCATGTTCGCCCTCCAACTTATCAAAGGCGAATTATAAAAAAGGTGGGGCGGCCCCCGCAAAGGACCGCCCCGCGTCAATGCCAGCGCATCTGAGCCCGAAAGGCTTAACAACCCAGAGGCAACACAATGACGACCAGGAAGTCTAGCATGCAAATCCGCGCATTGGAACTGATGCGCAAGGGATTGATCACCCACGCCGAAGCCGCCGCGCAGATCGATACCTCACGCCAAGCCATCCGCCAGATGGCCACGCGGGCCGGCATCGATGCGATCATGACGCGCTATCGTCACATCCAGCGGCTGTTCCATAAGGCAATGGCCGACAAAAAAGAGGCCGGCTAGCTACAAATTGTAGTTGCCCAGTCTGTCTACAACATGTAGAAATATTCTCTTGGTCCCCTCACCAGGAGAATGTCCCTATGACCTTGCTGGAGCAGCTGCAGGCCTCCGCCGAAAAAGTCACCGCTGAAAAGCTGGAAGCCGTCGAGAGCGAACAATTCGAGTTCGCCTCTACCGACGGCGACGAGGGCACCGTCGTCAGCTTGGCGGCCGGCGTTGATGACGACCTCGTTCCGATCGTCACACTGTGCCTTGAGCCTGGCATCGGCAAGCAGACTCGCTTTCTCGACATGCATCCAGCCGGCGCGCGCGCGCTGTGCGCTCGCATTCTCGCATTCACCGCAAAAATCGAGGAGATCACAAATGTTAAGCCCAACCCAACTGGCAGCCCGTGAGGGCCGCCTGACTGCCTCGCGCGTTTACTGTCTGATGACTGGCGACGAGCAAGCTGTACTCAATCTATGGCGCGAGATGGTCGGCGATCCCGACTACGTGCCCGAAGACTTGTCCGGCGTGTGGGCGGTGCAACTCGGCTCCACCACCGAAGGACTGAACCTGGAGTGGTTCGAGCGCCGGTACGGCACGACGGTCACCCGCCGCGGCGAGGTGGTGGTCGGCGAACACGAGTGGATGGCGGCAACGCTCGACGGCTGGGACATCGTCAACAATTGCCCGATCGAGTGCAAGCACACCGGCGGCTTCGAAAAGTTCGAGGTGATCGTCAGTCGCTATCAACCGCAAATGCAGTGGCAGATGTTGGTCACCGGCGCGCGGGAGTGTGCGCTGTCGGTGATCATGGGCGCCAGCGAGCCCACGATCGAGTGGGTGCCGTTCGATGCCGGCTACGCCGCTGAGCTGATGCGGCGCGCGGTTGCGTTCATGCAGTGCGTGCGAGAGTTGACGCCACCTGTGCAAACATTTTCGGCGCCGGTCGCAGCGCCGGTGAAACCGGTCATGATCTACGACATGAGCGGCAACAACGTCTGGGGCTCGGAAGCCGCGGTCTGGCTCGAGCACCGCGTCAGCGCCAAGAAGGCGACGAGCGCCGAGAAAGAACTGAAAAGCCTGGTGCCGGCTGATGCCGCGCGCTGTCACGGAGCTGGCGTCACAATCAACCGCGACCGTGCCGGTCGCTTGTCACTTCGGGAGGGTTGAACATGAGTGTTACCCACAATGTGCCTGCCCCCTACGTGCCGCCGGTACCGGTCGCGCAAGGTCTGGTGCCGGCCACGCTCGCGGAGGCGATGCAGCTCGCCAACATGATGGCCAGCTCCAAGCTGGTGCCGGCTGCGCTGCGCGACAGTCCAGCCGACTGCCTGATGGTGATCCAGCAGGCGGTGCGCTGGCAGATGGACCCGTTCGCGGTGGCGCAGGAATGCTCCGTCATCCAAGGCAAACTGATGTACGGCGGCAAGCTCGTCGCCGCTGTCGTCAACTCGCGCGGCGGGCTCGAGGAGCGGCTGAGCTTTGATTACGCAGGCACTGGCGAGACCCGCACGATCACGGTTAGCGGCAAGGTCCGCGGCGAGAAGGCGGCTCGCAGCGTATCGGTGATCCTGCGCGATGCCAGGACCAACGCCGCGGTCTGGAAGACCCAGCCAGACCAGCAGCTCATGTATCACGGCTCGCGCGTGTGGGCGAGGAGGCATGTCCCCGAGCTGATGCTCGGCGTCTGGTCGCCGGAAGAGTTTCCGGCCGAGGCCGCCAACTCAAACCAGCCGGCGCCGGTGAGCGAGACCTCGCCGATTGCGCCGGTGACGATCGAGAAGCCACCGGAGCACGATCCGGTGACCGGCGAGGTGGGGCCGCGCGCCCTGCCGCTGCCGGCGGGCGACATGACCGAATGGCAGCGCACCATCGCCTGGGGCGCCAGCTTCATCGCAGCGCTCAATGGGGCGCAAACGCTGGTCGAACTGGACCGTTGGCTGCACGCCAACTATGGCGGGCTGGAGCGGGTCAAGAACAGTGCGCCCAAGGTCTACGACCGCATCCTGCCCAACATCGAGAACGCGCGCAAAAAGCTGATCCTCAAAGAGACCGCCGCTAAGCCGCCGAAGATGGCGGAGCCGGACGGCGACATCCCGCCGTTTCTGGACCGGCTCAAGCAACTCGTGACGCCACAAGACGAACCGGAGGCGTATCTGGAATACATCTCCGACATCCTTGGGGCATGCACGACGTCGGCGGATCTCATTGCGGTGTGGGAGGGCAAATTCCTCCCCACCATGGGCGACATGTTCCCCCGTGACGCAGCCATTGCTGGTGACGTGTTCGATCGCACGCTCGAGGCACTGCGCAAGCAGGAGCTGGAGGCGGTGTCGTGAGGGGGAGGCCGGCGACGAAAAGGACGCTGGCGGAAATCTACGACACGCCGGTGTTGTGGTTGAACGAGGATGAGATCAAGCGCCTGGATCTGAAAAGCCAGATCTGGGTGCGCCGTCTGCAAGCAATGCGCCGGCGGCACAATGCATGCCGCCGGCATGAGAGGATTTTGATTAGCTCGAAAAACGGCTGGCTCAGCGGCAAGTGTAAGTTGTGCGGAATGGACATGAGCTGGCAGGGCAGCCGATGAGCTTGGCGCGGCAAGGCGCGGCAGGGCGTGGCTCGGCGAGGCATGGCTGGGCGTGGCAGGGCTAGGCAAGGCAGGGATTAAAAAAGAAGGACCATCGAAAATGCGAATTCACATCGAGCTAACCGGAAAGACGCCTCTCATGATGCATAACGAGAGGCTGTCCGATCCCGATAACGAATTCACAAAACAGATCAAGGAAATCACCGACAAGGGCACCAACCAGACTGAGGCCGACAAGGTCCTGCTCTCAAAATTGGAATGGCGCGGCGGCATCTATGCGAACAACAATGGTGAGGTCGTCATCCCAAGCCCAAACATGATCCGCTGCTTGAGGGAGGCGGCGGCGGTTACCAAGGAGGGGCGAAAGATTGCTCGCGGCCTTAATCCTTATGAACTGATGATGCCGCTGATGACGGGATGCTCACGGCGCGTCGACGACTTGTCCAAGGACGCAGCTTTTGCTGACAAGCGCCAAGTCAAAGTTGGACGTGGCCGGATCAAGCGGACGCGCCCGATCTTCCCACGATGGGCGGTTGCTGGAGATTTCGAGTTGCTCGAAGACGTGCTGAGCTTTGCGGCGCTTACAAACATCGTCGATCTTGCTGGACGCGCGGTCGGGTTGTGTGACGCTCGCATTCTTGGATATGGACGGTTTGAGGCAAAAATTACGAAAGGAAAATAGGCTTGGCGAGGCGAGGCCTGGCTAGGCTTGGCGAGGCGAGGCATGGCAGGGCATGGCAGGGAATTTTCACAAAGGTGGAGTCGATCATGTTCAAATCGCAGCGGCCGGATGGCCGGTCATACCGCGATGTTGTGATCGCGGCACTCAAAGAACAGCCAACCGAAACGATCGTCACGTACAAAGAACTCAGCTCAATTCTTGAACTCGACCCAAAGCTGGAACACACGAAGATTATCGCGGCCGTCAATGCGGCAGTGAAGCCGCTTCTGAAGCTCCACCAACGCGGCATCCAAAGTGTCCGCAACGTCGGCTATCGCATTCTGCCCGCGCGCGAGCATGTGCTGGTCGCCAACAAGCACCAGAGCAAAGCCGAGCGGGCAATGACGCGGGCGCTGTCCTTCTACGAAGGGACAAATCTTTCGGAGCTAAGCGAGACCGAGCGCCGGCTGCATCATGGCCAATACATTCTCGCACAGGCCATTGTGGCATCACATCGTCACCTCGATAAACGGATCACGCAAATCGAGAAACTTCTCGGCGGGAGCATGACGGTTCAGAGCTAGGCTGGGCTCGGCTGGGCGAGGCGCGGCGGGGCAGGGCAGGGCAGGGCTAGGCGCGGCGGGGCATGGCAAGGCTCGGCGTGGCCAGGCGAGGCGAGGCAGGGAAAATGACGAGGCTCACACGCATCGTCGGTGTACCAGACAGCTCGAGTGTCGTGAGGGGGATGGCGCATTTCGCCGGCACCGGTCCGCCCGACACGATCTGTCGCGACTGTGTATTTTGGAACTACATGTTGAAAGACCATTGGTCGCTTGGGCAGAAACCAGCGGCGGCCTGCCACATGCACAAGAAGCTCTCGCAGCAGCGCGGCAAGGTTCCACCGGTGCCGGCGGGGACGCCGAGCTGCAAGTATTTTCGAGCCGCGCCCGAAGCGGGGTTAGTAGGAGTTAGTCATGTCCGAACCGGAACGGGGCCCGACCAAAAAGGCTGTGGAAATCCTGGGGTTGCCGGTTAGTACCATCGTAAAATTAGCGCAACGTGGCGTTCTTCCTGGCGCCGCGCGGCTCGGCGGGCGCTGGTCGTTCAACCTCGAAAAGCTGCGCGCCTACGTGCGGCAACAGGAGCGGGAGATATGGCAAAAAAGGCACCGGCCGGCTGTTACTGGCGTGACAACACTCTCTGGGCGCAGGTCATGGTCAAAGGCCAGCGTATCCAGTGGTCCCTTAACACAGACAATCCAAGACTTGCGCGCCAGCGTCGCGAAGCCGGCAAAGAACGCGCGCTCGCCGAGCTGATCCATGGTGACGCCGTGCACACGCTCGACGAGTTGATCAAAGCCTGGGGAGCACATTTCAAGGCGCAGAGTTCAGAGACGACATTCACGCGCTACATGGTATCGCTCGGCCAGCTCGCGCCGTTCCTGGAAGGGCGCAGCCTTCTCGATATCAACGCGCGGCTGATCGGCGACATTGTTGCCGAGCGGCAGAAGGTGGTGACCAACGCCACCATCCGGCGCGATCTCGGCGCGCTGTCGTCGGTCCTCAATTACGCTGTCGAGCGCGGCTGGTGCCCTGGCAATCCGATACTGCCGCGCCTGCGTGGCCTCAAGGAACGCCGCGACCCGATCGTGCTGCCGAGCGACAAGGACATCGAGCTGGTGATCTCGCGCGGCCTGGAGTGCGATCGCCGCCCCGGTGCGACGGCCGTCTCGATGTGGCCCCAACTCATTCGCGCCGCCTGGGTGACCGGTGCGCGGCAGGCCGAGCTGGTCACGGCCAAGCTCTCCCAGCTCGATCACCGGCGCCAGGAGCTGACCCTGGTCGGCAAGGGCAACAAGATGCGCGTGATCGACCTGCGGCCGTTCGACGGCTATCAACAGGCGTTCGCCAACCTGCCGAGCTACGTCGGGTGCGACCTCCTGTTCTGGCACGACCGGGGCGAGCCCTACCGCAATGCCTCGTCCAATTTCGCCAACAACCTGGTGGGCAGCACCCTCAAGTTCGCACGCCTTGCCGGCGTGACGTTCACCCCCTTCCGCTTCCACGATCTGCGGCACAAGCACGCCGTCGACTGGCTGCAGTCGGGCCGCGACCTCTACGACCTGCAGAAGCGGCTCGGCCACTCCACCATCGCGGTAACCGAGGGCTACCTGAAATACGTCACCACCGCGGTCGAGCGCGCCGCCAAGTACGGGAGGGGCAAATGAGAACAAACCGGCAATCGCCCCAATTTGCTGTAGTAAAAATTGTAGTCACTTGTGGTAACTTTTCTACATTCCCAGCATTTTCGGCGTTTTGGCGTTGACGCGGAAATGCCCATTCTATAAGGGTTTTGTGCAACGGAGACGTGGCCGAGAGGTTTAAGGCGGCGGTTTGCTAAACCAGCAAATTCGGCACCGGCCAGATCTCCAGAAACCCCCATTCCATATAGGTTACCGACGCTTTTGCCGGCTCGGCCGAGCGGGCATTGTGGTAAAAATTGTGGTAACCGCTCCACGACTTGACGTTCGCGGCCTCTGCATTTAAGCGCCATCGTGGGTTGGACCCTTTAGGCGACGGACCCGATGGCCAACGCGAAGATGATCAGCTTGATCGACGCGGAGCTTCGGGTCGTGCGTACCGACATGGTCGTTCTCGTGCGAGCACTTGGCAGCACGCGGCACGAAGTCGGGGAGCTGCGGACGCAGGTCGAGCAGCTGCGCATCGACGTCGACCAGTTGATGCGAGGGTCAGGTGGCG